TCTCCCGTTTTGATGCCAGTGAGCAGCCTTGGGTTCATGATGCCATATTGGGCGTCATACAAAAATGGTATGCACGCTCCCCCAATTGGAGTGTACGCGATGACGACATCCGTGCCTTGCTTTGGCAAGATCTGATACACTCGATACATGTCACTGGGCCAGGATGCATGGCCTCACATTTTGTGCAATGGCACAAGTCTTTGCCTAGTGGTCACCCTTTGACCACAGTGGTCAATTCCATGTATTCATTGCTCACTTTGACAGCGTGTTACATTCACCTCACGGGCGACACATGTGACATGTGGAAGCACGTTTTTATCAACACATTTGGCGATGACAATGTCAGTGGTGTTGATGATGAGGTATGTGAGAAGTTCAACCAGGTCACGGTAGCTAGGGCAATGGGGGACCTTTTTGGACTTACATATACTGCTGGAGCTAAAGATGGTGAGCTGGTCCCTTACACGGACATATACCATGTGACCTTCCTTAAGAGGAGATTTGTTCACGATGATATAGGAGAGGAGGCTGTTATAGGGGGAGCTCCCTATTTGGGCTGGGTTGGACCTTTGGCCAAGGAGAGCTTCCTATATACACCATATTTCTACCGCAATAACAAGAGCCCTCTTGTTGATGTGCAACAGAATTGTGAGATTTTGCAGGGTGAGTTGTCACTACACAGCAAGGAAGATTGGGACGTGTACAACACAAAACTAGTATCATGGGCCGACCGTCACGGGATTAAACTAAAGTTTTCATCCCGTGCGGCGGCCAGAGCTTACATCAAGACCCGTTTTGATGTGTGGTTCTAATTTAAAGACAAGGTGTGCACATAAGTGATGTGTCGGTGCACCATGACCCCATGTGGGAAGGACAACTACTCAGTCCTTAAGAGAGAGGAACACATCCCAACCAGGATTTCGTGAGCTGGACCTGGTGTGTATATAGCTTACTAACAATGAAGATATTAAGGTGCAAGGCACCATACATGAGGATGGACCGTGTGAGGACATTCAGGGCATTTCATTGGCTTCAAATGTGAGCATGATTACGCCCATGACTTACATGTTAGATGAGGCCACCTTGTGTGGTAAGATTGAAGCCCAGCAACACCCTTCTGTTTTGGGCAGTGCGGATATTCAACAGTTGAAGACGTACATGGCCAGGCCTCATGCCTGGGTTAGTGGTAATTTTTCCACTGGGACAGGGGTTCAAGAAATTAGAGCCATTGACATTAGGACCGACTTAACTCTGATTTTTGGTGATAGACCTTTTGAGCGCATGGTAGGAGTTAGAGGGTTTAGAGCTACACTTGTTTTTAAGGTTGTTGTTTCCGCCACGCCTTTCCATCAGGGAATAGCAAATTTGTGTTTTCAGTATGGTACAGCCACTCAGGTTGGGGCATCTACTCGGCCTGCTTACTATTATAAATCTACTGATGTTCCTCATGTTATGTTGGATATCTCTGAGTCTACATCAGTGGAGCTCAGGGTGCCATATTTGTCGGCGTTAGAGTATTTTCCTGCCACACCTGATGGACTGCCAATAGATTATGGCACTGTAGCTTTAACAAGGCTTACAGATTTCAGGTTGGCAGCCTCACAGGTGGCAGCGCGTTATAGCATTTTTACTTGGTTTGAGGATGTTGAGTTTGTGGGGGCAACGCCTTTTGATACAAGTATTGTGATATTACAGGCTGGTTCTAGTGTTGGCGAACTCAAGGCTAATAAGTTGATATCCAGGGGTTTAGAAGCTACAGCTACTGTGGCCAATGCGTTGTCACAGGTACCTAAGTTAGCTCCTATTATGACACCAACTGCCTGGTTTACGAGACTTATTTCTGGTGTTGCATCGTCTTTTGGTTATTCGAAACCTTTGGATCAGACTATTGTTAAGAGGCGTTTGCTCACGACGTATGGTGGTGAATCCCACATTGACATGCCATCTTCTTCATTTAAGGCAAGTCCGTTTCAGACTAATGAACTGAGAGTTGGTACCGTTTCTGGAACTGCAGTAGATGAAATGTCATTTGATTATATATTTTCAAAACCATCATATGTGTATCGTAAGGAAATCGCCTCTACCGTTGCTGCAGGAGATCTTGTTTACGCATCCCATGTTTATCCCAAGGCTTTATGGTTTAGAGATAATGCGGGGTCGGGCAATATTGC